GGGGAAAAAAATAACATTAGTCTCGCTTTAATCACAATTGCTTCTTTGGTAAGAGGTGACAGAGAGTACAAATTTAATGACGCTGACGTGGTCAGCGCTGCAAAAGATTTAGGAATCAAGTATGGCGATATAACAGGTCCTAAGGGATTAAAAGACGACCTCGATGCTATTCGATCTAAGCTTGATAAATGGCTTGATGCATTTATCGCGATGGTGTCTTATGCATACAATCCTGATGATTTAGGTGATGATTACGTACCTGAAACTCCCGAGGAACGCCATCAGCGTGTATTAAGACACTTTGATGGTGAAAATCCTTCTGATGAGGAAGTACCAGGCGATACAAATGATTCTGAGGTTGTTGCAACACAGACACCAGTGTCTAAAGATAGCATGATGATAGTTTTTAAAGGGATAATCGGAGATAGCACATCGGGTGGTTGGAAGAATCCAGCGACAAACAACGCGTTGAAATCGTATCTTAATGCGTCGGGTGTCAAAATTGTTGGAACGACAATCGATGATATTATGAAAAAGGGCTGGGCGCAAGAAGGACCAAAAATTAAGTCGTTAAACGAAAAAGATGATCCTCAATTTTCTGGCGACATGAGCGGCCTCTATAAGTTTGTAACAGAGATAGAAGCTATAAACAGGGCAAAGAGCATCGTGGTCGGTGGAACAGTAGAAGAATCTATTCTTCGCCGTCTCATTAGTTAAGAGCTGACGCGGCTCATCATGAAAGAGGATGATGCAGCAGACGTCGCTGCTGCAAAATCGTGGACTAATCCAGATTGGATGAGAAGCCAAACAGATGATTTAGAAGATCTCTTGCAGCAAGTTATTAAAAAAGACAGATTCTGGGGTGATGATACTGATAAAAAGCTGAAACAGTTTTTTTCAGTCGATTCCCAAAAATATCACCATTGGGGGTGCGACATTTGATGAAATTATAAGCGGCGGCTGGAAAGCTTCTGCCCCAAAAATTAAAACCTTCCAGGGTCAACCCGTTCAGTATTCAGGTGACCCCAACGGCCTCTTAAAATTTATTCGCAATCTTTCAGCTGCTTTGCAGATAACAAGACCTGCAGGCCAGAAAAATTTCCTACAAACTGCACCAAGCAGCTCACCAACTGTCACAAGCTCGGGTGGCAACATTAAGAAAGATCCAGATCCTGCCGCGATGAAGCGATTAAGAAAGCTTCTGAAGCTAAACGAAACAGAATTCTGGGATTCTGATGTAGACGCAAAGATAGCTAGCTTTTTGACAGCGATGTATAAAAGATACCCAAATGTCGAAATTAGTCTCATTAAGGGTGTTAAAGGAACATTACAAGATCTTGCAAAATATAGATGGTTTGATACAGCCGACAAAATAGGGAATTTAACAGATAAATCAGCTAGCGGTGAAATCAATACTGGAATAGGTGTGTCGTATTATCCAGATGCAAAATCTTTTTTGAAATTTTTAAGTAATGTTAGAGATCTTGAAAAAACTAAGTAGATACTTCTAAGACAAAATTGATGTGTCATGTTAGAATTGCGTAGAGATACTTAACAATATGACACATACATTGCTGCGCAGCTTCATCAGAGGCATCTTACAGGAGAACAGCAGAGCCAAATCCATCCTCGAGGGCGGCAATGTTATGCTGGGTGACATTCGTGCCGAGAAAATAGAGATCGCCAAGGTTCAGCGACAAAGATTTGTCTCGGATATGCGTCTGTTCTTTAAGCGGCTCGACTCTCTCTATCGTGACAAGTATGAGATGCCTCTCTACAATCCCGCCACGATTGATAAGCTTCTTGCGGGGCCTGCATTTGGCGGTTCAACTGCGGTCTTCTTTGACCTTGAGAAAGGTGAAGAGCTCTTTAAGACTAAGAAGACAAAGTTGGGTGACATCGACGTCTACATCCCAAGAGAGCGGTACGACGGCGGAAAGTTAATCGAGTTGCTCGATGAATTAGTGGGCCAGACAGTCATTGATCTCCCCGAAGGACGTAGCATCGAGTACATCGGACATACGCCTGAATCTGTCAAAGGTCACCAGATCAACTCTCTGTTCAGATACAATTTCACAACTTCAGACGGTTCACCTGAACAGCTTAATATGCAGATAGACTTTGTCAGAGCACGCTTTACAGAGGAGGGGCTCCCACACTCATCAATCGTCCACTCACACGGCTCGAGTGAGGTTGATATGATGTCAGGAATTAAGGGACTCGCAAAGATCTATCTCATCAGCATCTTGGCGACTAAGATGACTTTAGCACCGGGAAAACAGGCAACACCAAAGTCAACACCTGAGAAAATCACGATCTCAAAATCAAAAGATGCCGGTGATTTTCTTCCTCTCTTGTCATACTCGACAGGATACGGATTTCGACGACCACGAAAATTGCTGGGCAAGAAAGACGAATTTGATGTCTACATCAGTGTAGAGGCAACTGATGACACCATCTTGACCACCGAAGAGGGATTCAAGTCGCTATTTGGCGTTGAACCGTCTCCAGAAGAGCTCGAGATGTTTCACTCTTATCTGGGCACCCTAAAGTTGATGAAGAAGTACATGGGTGATGTCACGCGCGGTGGAAAACCTCTATATGAGTCAGTTTTTAATAGCTTGCTTCATAAGTGTTTCTTTGTTGATGTTGTGGGTGAGCCGCCTGATGATGTAAAGATCTCACTCGCGCAATCAACTGAGCGTGACAATTTTGAGCTTGACAGAGAAGTCAAGATGGCGATCATCAATGCCTACATCGATGAGTTTCCAGAGCTTGAGTCCCGCCGCGCCGAAGTCGATCAGATTGTGGAGAAGTATTACACCTACTTACCCATCTGGGCTGCAGCGAGACAGGGCAAATCAGAAATAACCTAAACCAGCAACGACCGTATTTTAGTCGATATGTATGTGTAGAGGAGAAAGTTCGTTATGCTAATAAAGGGTTCGGAGTTACGCAAGATTATCCGGGAAGAACTTTCACGCTCCGGAGGTTATCGTCTTTCTGAAGCGGTGACGAAAGAAGAAAAAATCAGAGCAATCCAGAAAATTGTCGGTGCTAAAGAAACGGGCGTATGGACTAGTGCTCTAAACTCGGCTCTTGCTAAATACCTAGGGCCAGAGGGCGCAATGCATGTTGTTCTCGATGGGAGCTGGAGCCCTGAGATGGACGCAACATACGAAAAGATCTTTGGTGACTGGAAGACGTATGGCCCCATGATTCAGAGTTTGGATAATAAACCAGTTGGTTACTACCAGGGAACGCTAACAGGACTTATCAAATTTTTAGGGGACGTCGTTGAGTTAAGATCTTCGGAACCAGGGCCCGACATGGGCGCGACATCACGTGCTCTCGCGTTATACAATGCGACATTTGGCAGACAAGCAGACGACTCACTCTCGTCATCTGCTGGTGATCTTGCTGTTGCTTTAAAAGATATTGTGCCTGGTGACAAAGCAGATGAGGAACCCACCAGCAGCCTTCGTTCTGGAGACAAGAGCAGCACCAGCAACGTGGCTCTCACAATCAACCCATCGATTCAACAGGATGCCAATGCAGCAACAGTTCAATTTCTAAAAGTCGCTTATGACGCTCTGGGAGATGAGGGGCGACAGCTCTTGTCGACAGCCGTCAACAATCCAAACTCTTCTGTCTTAGATGCTATTAAAAAGATCACACCCGAAGAAATTAAGAATAATCCTGCGGAGACACTCAGAAAGATTATTTATTCGAAAGGAGACCAGCCGCGGCGCCCCATTCCTGAACATTTCAGAAGACGGCGTTAAAATAAGGGCATCAGGAGATGACTGGTGCCAAAGACAACAATTAATGATAGACACGGCGTCGTTCAGGGGCAGGGCTTCGGTCTTGCCATCGAGAACGACGTTGTCTTTTTAGGAAAGGCGACATTTCAGGGACCCGCTGTTGGCCTCCCCACGGGAGAGGTAGCACGCTGCTTGGACATCGTCGCCCCTACCGCCGTTCACGACTACGATTGCACCGCGGGAGTTCGATTCTTTCGTCATCGAAAAGCACCCGAAGCTTCATGGGTCGCCAATTTCAAGGGATTGGGCCTCACCGAGGGGACAGTTGTCACTGTCAAGATGGTCATTCCAAGTGCTGATCTCATCGATTACTTCATCGAAGACGTCTTGATTGATGGTGAGGCCGTGAGCAGTTTTATGACCACTCTGCAGGCAGGTCTCAAGGTGAAGAAGGGTGGTAAGGTTTGCTTGGCAACTTTTGACATCATGCGAGCACCGACTGGTGCCATCCATGTTTACGCCGACGCACTCCAGGATCTTGTTCCTTAGGCAACTTTTGGCTTGTGATACTTAACAATAAGCCCAATCCAAGTGATTACCTGACACCGACAGGGGATTGGAAGCATTCGGAGTAAAGGAGTATCACATGCCACAGGTAACAGTAACAGATAGCAAAGGTCTGGTCCAGAGCGCGGGTTCCGGTGTCGTTATTAACTCAAACGTTAGTTTTGGTGGCACATCAACGCTTTCAGGCCAGAAGTCGAGTGTTAGTCTTTGTGACTCAGGTCAGACACTGACGGCTGCAGACAGCGGTAAGGTGTTTCTTCTTATGCAGGCCGTCGGCGCACGGACTGTAACTCTTCCTTCCGTGTCAACGGGTATGACTTTTAGATTTATCTTGGACACAGCAGCTGCTGGTAACTGGTCTATTGTCCAAGCCTCTGCGACACAGGATTTTTATGGTTCAATCGTCGCTGCAGATGGCGGCGCTGGCGACACCGCAATAACAACTGACACACTTGTTAGATTCGTCGGCGGCACCGCCGTCGCCGGTGACCAGCTTGAGCTTGTCTGTTCAGACTCGAAGTGGTTCATTCGAGGACATTGCTCTGTTGCAGGCGGCATTGTTTTTGCTTGATTTTTAATTAATAGTAGGTTATCTACCACATTTAAATCGCTGCTCTTTTTGAGCAGCGATTTCATTTTTAGAGAATATGTATCTAATAACAGTGAGAGTGTGTCAATGTCGACGTTTAGCACAACGCTGAACCCCACGCCTTTCGGCATCTTTGACAGTGATATTGCCTTCCAGGGCGAAGCTGATAATATGATCACCTTCGTCAAGAGGAGGATGGGCGACGACGTCCTCTCCGTTGAGTTGACCAAAAAGATGATCTGGTCAAACTTTGAAGAGGCAACGCTTGAATATGGTGCGATTCTCAACCAGTTTCAGGCCAAGTCACAGATGCTGACATACCTGGGCTTCAACACAGGTTCAGGTGATGAAGCGTCCAACAAGATGCCACGAGACAGCCTCGAGTATCTCGCAAGATTTGCTGAACCTTATGCGACCGAGGCCGGATTAGGGGGTTCTTATAATCACTATTCTGGTTCAATCACGCTACGTGACGGCCGCCAGGATTACGATCTTTACACAGAGCTTGTTGATGGAACTGGTGTCCCCTTATTCAGCGGAAGCGATAATACATCACCTCGATCGAAACTACGCATCATGGAAGTTTTCCACTTCAGCCCACAGGCAGCGTATCGTTTCTTCGATACGACATCAGCAATCAACTATCTGAACAACGCATTTAGCTTCGAGTCATTCACACCAGAGACGATCTTCTACGTTCTACCCGTGTTTGAAGACGTTCTCCGTGCGGGTATGCTCGATATGTCAAATCGTGTTCGTCGTTCAAATTATTCTTACAAGGTGATTGGAACAAAGATTCGAATTTACCCAGCACCTCAGTACAATCAGGTTCCTAATAAGCTTTGGATCCGCGTCAGATATTACGCTAATCCTCTAAATCCAGCGTATAACGATGAAACAATCAACGGCGTCTCTAATATCTCTAACATACCATTTGGAAACGTGACCTATACACGCGTCAATAGCATTGGACGTCAGTGGATACGACAGTACACAATGGCCCTTTGTATGGAGCAATTAGGAAATATTCGAAATAAGTTCACTAACGTTCCTATTCCAGGCGGAACAGTGACGCTTAACGGTGCAGATTTAATAACACGCGGCAGAGAAGATAAGAACAATCTAATCACAAAGCTGCGTGAGATGCTTGAGACGCTTACGTATGATAAGCTGATAGAGGTTGCAGCGACTCGTGCTGAAAATCTTAGTAAGCAGCTTGCAAAAATTCCCGTTCCTAATGGTAAAGCAATCTTAATGGGGTGATCTGATGGCACGTCTCTTTATATCTCCACGTGAGATCAATTTTATCAACGATATTGCTAAGGAGCTTGTCAAGGATGTCGTCGGTCAGAAGATCTTCTATTTCTCAATCAGCGAGATAAAGTCACACGTTCACGATGTCTATGAAGAATCTCCTGACAAGATCTTTGAGACACCAATTGAGCTCGAGTGTATGGTCAAATACTCACCTCAAGAGATTGTCACGAATCGATTCGGTTCAGAAGAATACTACACCATCGAATGCTACATCCAGGTTAGAGATCTCATTGACAAAGGCATTGACCTGATGGAAGGTGATTTCTTCTCGTACGGTGAGACTTTCTTTGAGATTGTTAAAGCACCACGCACTGACACGATCTTTGGTCAGATCGAGCATAAGAGCTTCATCACAGTCACAGGTAAACAGTCAAGAAAGGGTCAGTTCCTCTCGAAGGTGTTCGGGCCAACGTCAGAATGGTATTCCGATCCCGATGCAGTTCAGGAAACGTTCGTTCAGCAGCGTGGCCTCCCAGAGAACAAGCTCGGCAAGACGGGAGACGTCAGGTCACTGCAGCAGAACGGCGTCCTCGATGCTCCGCTCACAGGACCTGCTGAGGTTTCTCCATTGGGTGATCCGGACAGAGTTGGTTCATCTTTCTACGATGAGTCATAACGATGCCTGAAAAAGAGCAACTTAAAAAAGGTTATGAGGGCTTTAACGTCCCAGAAAACTTCTCATTCCCGTCTTGTGGAGTTGAGGACGTTGATAGAGCACTTTTTGAGCTTTTTGACAAGCGGCTTGCTTTTGAAGTAAAAGTGAATGAGCAGACAACAAAGGTGCCTGTTGTCTTTGCAGCAGGTGAGCGTTTTGCCTTGACACGTCGTCAGAAACCGATACGTGACAAGAATAATGCGCTCATCTTACCACTCATTGCAATCAAACGCGGCGCAATTGGTTTCAAGACAGAAAGCGAAGCAGGCGGCACAGCAATTTCTTTCCGTCAGAATACAGATTACATCGTTCGTAAGCGTCTGGACACATCTGACAGAGACTATCAGAACATCGTCAACAAGCTTTCGTTAAAGAATCAAGACAATGTGTCATCTCGGGCGCATTTTCTCAATAATGACGTCTCACCTGGCACAGGCACATATCCGGGGACAAAGACGTCAAGAAGAAATGGCCCAGGTCTTGCTTTTGGGAGTGGGCGCGTTAATTTTCCCCTCGAGAATGAGATTGATAACAATATCATTGAGGTTATCACACTTCCATATCCCATATTTGTTCAGGTTAATTACGACGTAGTTTTCTGGACACAATATATGTCACAAATGAACCAGTTACTTGAGACGATGTTGGCAAAGACAGATGGGCAAGGAAGAGAATTTCAGCTTGTCTCAAATATGGGTTTTAAGTTCACTGCTTTTTTAATGGGAAGCCTTTCATCATCAGATAACTTTGATAACTACACAGGAACTGAAAGGGTCATAAAATACTCATTTCAGATAAGAGTTCCTGCTTACATTCTTGCACCAAGACACCCGGGCATTAGCACGCCCTTCCGCGTTTTTCACGCGGCTCCTGATATTGTGTTTGAGAACTATGAAATTAGACAACAGGTGGCAGAACCTCCCAATCCTGTGGGTGCTGCAGCACGAGTTAATTCATTTATCCTCAGCGATGTTGAAATCTTGTCTGAAGATGGCACTCCCGTTCAAGATCGTTCTAAATCAACTCTGGAGACTGTTGATAAGTCACAGAAAAAGAAAAAATATAGACCGCTTGTCGAAAGAGCGCCTCGGCAGGGTGAAAAAATATCTAAGGGACGTATCCTTACACCCATCGAAGAGACAAAGGATTAGTCACTTCGTGTTCAAACGGGATATGTATTCAATAAGCGCGCATCTGGAGAGAAAATGGCAGAAGTGACCTACCGGTCCCCGGGGTTTTTCGAATCTGAGATTGATCTGACAGGCCCTGTTCCAGGCATTCTGGGGACTCCCGCGGGTCTCATCGGAACTTCACCGATGGGTCCCACTTTTGTTCCAACCACAGTGACATCTTTATCTGAATTCGTGAACATCTTCGGTGATGCTGGAAATGATCGATCAGCTGCTTACTACGCAGCCCAAGAATATTTTAAGAATGGTAATGCACTTACCTTTATTAGAGTTCTTGGCGCTGGCGGTAATTCTAATGTAGGAGATATTCTCACCACACAGACGAAAGGCACAGTTGTAGGTGCCGGTTTCGTGATTTCAGGATCAGAAGCATCAGTAAGCGATTTGCGGGGTAAAGGATTCGTCCAATTTATCGCAGGTAAACACAATGTTGCCACAGGTGACATCGAAGCATCTTTTCCGCTCTTCGATCAGAACAGCTCATTCCCAACTGTTGGTGCAACAGGCACAGCAAATCTGGTTAGAGGTGTTCTGCTTCTTGCATCGGGTACTCGTGCTCATGTCATGAGCTACGGGCAGACTTATTCGCCAGCAAACACAGCAGATGACACAGGAACACCATCGTCTGAAGGCCTCTTTAAGCTAGTCATCTCTAGCTCATCACCGGGATTTGGCGCTGCTGATGGCTATACGGGCATCAAGGTCTATACGGCATCACTTGACCCTGATAGCGACAACTATATTTCTAAGGTGTTAAATACAGCGCCCACTCTTTTTCAGACACAAGAACATTTGCTCTACTCACACTATCCAGTTGATA